GTTGCTAAAGGGTACGGATATCTTGAATCCAGTTAGTAATTAGAGTATTGTTAACATTATTTAGGAGTTAAAAAAATGAGTCAGAATGATTTTACCATAGCAAACCAGACGTTCCCCAATACAAGGGCTGATATAAATTCAGCATTACAAGCGTTGGCAAGTACCAGTTCTGGAAGTTCTGCTCCATCAACTACTTTTGCAAATCAACTTTTTTATAATACATCAAGCAATTTATTACAAATAAGAAATGAAGCTAATGACGCATTTATAACGATTGCAGAGTTAGACCAAACCAATGACACAGTTGAATATGTTAAATCTGATTCAGTAAGAACAGCATTGATTGAGTTTACAGATGGAGATGACGCATTAGCGATTGCAGATGGCGGAGCTTTAACTGTATCAACATCATTGGATATGAATGGTACAGAATTAATTTTAGACGCTGACGCAGATACTTCTATTACCGCAGATACTGATGACCAAATAGATTTTAAAATAGGTGCTACAGATAGAGTGGTATTAACACCAACTAAAATACAATTAAAAAGTTCAGGTAATGCTGAATTAGAATTACAAGCTGGAGCTTCTGATTCAGACAATTCATTAAAGTATTTAAATAGTGCAGGTGCAAGACGTGGCTTTATTTCATATGATACTGATAATGATTTTATGTTTTTTGGTGCAGCAGACGCAGAAAAAATTCGTATTAGTGGTAGTGGGTTGTCTGTAAATACTACTGGAACGGTATCATCAACAGGCTCATGGACAGGAAGTGGTGATGTAAAATTTCACACTACATCTCCTTCGCTTAATTTAGGTGCTTTTGGTGTAGTGGTTTCACATACTTATCGTGGAGTGTTTTTTACAAACTCACTTTGGAATGTATATGATGAAAGTAATGTAGGTGTGCATTTAGTTGGTGGTAATACTTCATGGACAGCTAACTCAGACGAAAGAATTAAAGAAAATATAGCAGAACTAAATGGCTCAGATGCTTATAATCATGTAAAAGCTGCAAGAGCCGTAACTTTTAATTGGAAACAAGAAGCACATAATGCAAAAGCTGGGAAGAAGATTGGTTTTATTGCTCAAGATTGGGAAACTAATTATCCTGAACTTGTAGAAGAAACATTAGCATCACCACAAATAGTAGAAGAAATAGATGGTATTGAGGATGATACCAAGATTAAAGGTATTCAATATACAGAAACAGTACCTGTATTGATGGCTGCTTTAAAAGAAGCCATTGCAAAAATAGAAGTTTTAGAGGCTAAAGTAACTGCATTGGAGAGTGAATAATGGCTAATACATACACATGGCACTTTACACAACTAGATACAGCCTCAAACGAAGGAGCATTAAATAACGTAGTTAAGGGTATTCATTGGTGTGTTACTGGTCAAAGTGATGTAAAAACTCCAAACAATAAAACTGATATTTATGGGCAAGTAAATATTGCTGAAGCTAATCCAGCAAGCTTTACTGCATTTAATAGTTTAACTGAAGATTGGTGTAAAACTCAAGTGTTGGCACACATACCACAAACGGAAGCAGAGTTAAAGGCAGCTATAGATTCAATGCTTACAAAGTTAGACAATCCTACAATCGTAGGTAAACTTCCGTCATCTTGGGAATAACAGGGGGAAACTAAATGGCTGGATTAAAAGTTCACACAGCAGAAACAGCATACGCAGTAACTCAAGCTGAAATTAAAGCATGGAATAAAATAGATTCATCTGATGATGATACTGTTGTTGCATTGATAGAAAGAGCAGTCCATAACTGGGCGAAAGAATATACCGCAAGGTCATTGACCACAGTTACTTATCAATTATTTATTGATTCTTTGTATGATGTGGATATTCCAATTCAAGAAGGCTCTTACGTTGGGATAGACCAACATATAAACCGCAGAAGTATATTACTTCCAAACAGCCCTGTAGCTAGTGTAACTCATATCAAAAGCTATGATGATGACGATACAGCGACTACTTTTGCCAGTTCAAAATATTATTTGGATAATGTAAGTGTTCCAGCGAGGATTGTTTTAAGACAAGGCGAATCTTATCCGACTGCATTAAGAGTAGCGAACGGATTAGAGATTCAATATGTGGCTGGCTATGGAGCAACCACAGCAGTTCCTTATGATATTAAATCAGCGTGCTTAGAATATTCTGCTTATTTATTTGAGCATAGAGGAGATTTATTAGACGGTAAAAGAGTATTAGCTCCAACAAGTGCAACTCAATTATTGCAATCATATAAAATTAAATCTTTATCTACTCACCCTTACAGAGGTCATGCACACTATGGGGGAATGTTTGGTTAATGATAGGTCAAATGAGGAACAAGGTAGTTCTACAATCAATGAGTCCATCTACAGATTCTGGTGGTGGTCAATCTATATCATGGGGAACAGCAACTACTGTTTGGGCTAAAGTAGAAAACTTATCAGGTACAGAAAATTCTTTTGGCGACCAGATAGAAGATAGAAGTAATTACCGTTTCACCATAAGATATTATTCAGCTTTAACACCTAAATATAGAATCAGCTACAACTCTAAAACATTTAATATCCAACATATTGCATCTTTAATGGAAGGCAAAGAAAGATACCAAGTGATACAAGCTGAAGAAGGAGTAGCAACTTAATGTCAGTTAAAGTAACTATAGAATCTAAATTGAATCAGAAGATAAGCAAAGCTGTGGACTTATATGATGAAAACACCCAAAGGCATTTAAACAGAGTTGCTAATCATTTCAAGAATCAAATCATGAAAAGTATGCAAAGAACACCTAAAGATGGCAGAACTTATAAAAGAGGTGCTAAGACACACACAGCTTCATCTAAGGATAATCCACCAGCAATAGATACAGGGAGATTAGTTAATAGTTTTTTTATTGAGCCAGCGACCAGAGCAAGACATTTTTCCGCAGTTCAAACAAGAGTATCTTATGCAAATATTTTAGAACAAAGTTTTGCTAGAGGTGGATTGCAAAGACCTTTTATGGGTAAGGAATCAGACGCATTTAAAAACACTAAGCAATATGCGAATAGAATTGCTAAAGATATTAAAATAAATAAGGTAAAAATATCATGAGCTTTCATTCTTTTGACTTACAAACAATACTATATTCCACTTTAAATGGTGATAGTACGCTAGATGGTATTGTTGGTGATAACAAAATATTTGACAATGTGCCACAAGATACAGCTTATCCTTATGTTGTTATTGGAAATATCAATGTTGCGAATAGAGGAACAAAGAGTTTAGATGGTAATGAATACTCTGTAGATATAGATGTTTGGAGTCAATACAGAGGTAAAAAAGAAATATCAGACGCTATGGAAAGAATATATGAGCTTTTGCATGATACAAGTTATTCAGTATCTGGTGCTGATATGGTAGTTAGTCAAGTCAGGAATACAATCACGCTAACAGAAAATGATGGAATTACACGTCATGGGGTGCTAAGCTTATCTGTGATTGTGTACGATAGTTAATTTTTTTAGGAGATAGATATGGCAGTACAAAAAGGAAGTGCGTTGCTTGTCAAGATAGGAAATGCTGGAAGCCCAGAAACATTTACAACTGTTGCTGGTCTAAGAGATACTTCTATAACAATGAACGCAGAAACAATAGATGTAACAAATAAAGATTCATCAAAAGTTAGAACATTATTAGCTGACGCTGGAATCCAAAGTTTTAGTATAAGTGGCTCTGGTGTATTTACTGATTCTGCAAGTGAAGCAAGTGTAAGAACAGCTTTTTCAGCTTCTACATTTAGCAACTTTCAATTACTTGTGCCAGACTTTGCAACTTTCACAGGTGCATTTCAAGTAACAAGTATTGAATATGCTGGTAGTTATAATGGCGAAGTAACTTATTCAATGAGTTTTGAATCTGCTGGTGCAGTTACATTTGCTACAGTTTAATTTAGGAGATAATTATGGGTTGGGAGCTAATGCCTATAGAGATAGGCTCTAAAAAATTAGACGCACAAGTTAACATTGGAGAAAACAATGTTGAGTTAGAAATACCTTTTTATAAGGGATTCAAAGATACAGATACAATCAAAATTAACAAGAAATCTTACACAATCTTCTCTGCTGACAATGTTGGAAGTAGAGATGAGATTATTGTTATATTAACCAAAACGGAGATAAACAATGAGCATAAATCGTCTAAAGGCGGAAAAGCTACTACAGTTTAACGATAAAGAGTACAAGGCAAGAATGAGCCTTGATACCATTATCAGGATAGAACAGGCTTTAGGTTGTAGCATACTAAAGTTAGGAAATAAATTGGCACAAGCTGATATTACTATGACTGAAATAATATCGGTCATAACTTTGGCATTAAGGGCTGGTGGGAATAACCTACAAGACAAAGAAGTTAAAGTATTGATATCAGAGATTGGGTTGTTAGAAGCTATAAAGATGGCTGGAGAGTTGGTTACTTTAGCATTGAACGTTGATGACGATACTGACGAAAAAAAAAGTCCAGTAGAGGAATAGACGAAGAAGCTGAACTACCATACCAAAGATGGCTTGAAGTATGTGTAGGAATGATAGGTGTTAATCCAGCAGTATTTTGGGATATGAGCATTACCGAAATAACTCTAGCAATAAAAGGATTTAGTGAGTTCAATGGTGGCAACAAAGACAAACCAATGGACAAAGATGAGTTAAACGAACTAATGGAGCTGTACCCAGATAACTAATGGCAACTGAACTAGATAAACTGGTAGTAAAGATTGAAGCAGACCTTAAAGGTCTAAAGCGTGATATGGCTGAAGCCAACAAAGTTGTTAGCAACTCATCAAAAAAAATGAGTGGTGGTCTTAAAAATCTTTCTAATAGTCTTGCAAAAGTAACTGCAAGAGCAACAAAAGTTGGTGCAGTTTTAGGTGTAGCATTTGGAGCTATATTTGTAAAAGGCGTTATAGATACAGGAATCCAAATTGAAAATCTACAGATAAGATTAAAAGCACTCTTTGGAACAGCAGAAGAAGGCGAAAGAGCTTTTGAAGCTATGTTGGCATTTGCTGGTAAAGTTCCATTTACACTTGGAGAAATACAACAAGCTTCTGGAAACTTAGCTGTTGTAGCTGAAGATGCAGATGAATTAGCAAAAGTTTTAGAGATAACAGGTAATGTTGCTGCCGTTACAGGATTGGATTTTAGACAAACTGCTGAACAAATACAAAGGTCTTTCTCTGGCGGTATAGCTAGTGCTGATGTATTTAGAGAAAGAGGGGTTAGAGATTTGCTTGGATTCTCTGCTGGTGCAACTGTATCAGCCGAAGAAACAAGAGAAGCATTTGAAAGAGTGTTTGGCAAAGGTGGGACATTTGGTAATGTTACTGATGAGCTTGCTAATACCTTAACTGGTACTTTATCTATGATTAAAGATAAATTTATGCAATTCCAAATTGCAGTAAGTGAATCTTTTTTTGAAGAATTAAAAATGCAATTTGGCGACTTAAATGTTTTCTTAGATAACAACCAAGAAAAAATAAAAGAAATAGGAAAAACTTTAGGCGAATCATTAGCAAAATTCACAAGATTCCTTGTAGATAATATTGATGGCATTAAAAACTTTTTCTTAGCTTTAGCTGGCGTTGCAACTATAAATATGTTGGCAAGATTAGCTGGAAGTATAACAACTCTAACAACAGTTATGCTAGTGAATCCATTATTTATGATAATGACAGGGATTGCTTTGGGTGGTGTTGCAATTCACCAACTCATAAAAGAAGTTAAAGAATTTGTTGGAGCTAATGATGAATTAACTGCTTCTTTAGAAGCACAAAACGCAGAGTTCGATAGAGTAAAAGAAGCAAGAAAAAAATTCTCTGATGACGCAAAACTAGCCATAGAACAGCAAAAGAAAGAAGCTGAAGGCATTAGAGCTATCAATGAAGATTTAAAAGAAAAATTTAAAATACAGGCTCAAATTAACCAAATTGAAATGGATAGAGAAGCTGAAACAAGAGGAGAAGCATTTGATTTAGAAATGGAGCAACTTGAGAAAGCAAATAAAATGTTTGAAGATATTGGTGCAAATATCTCAAAAGCATTTGGAGAAGCTGTTGTAAGCGGTAAAGATTTCAAAGACAGTATGGTAGATATTTTTCAAAGTGTTTTACAGCAAGTGGTTGCATTGATATTTCAGTTGGCAGTCATTGAACCAATGTTAAAAAGAATTAGAGAAGCCATGAGTTTATCTTCTTCAGGTGGCGGAAGTATGTTCCAAAATATCTTATCTGGAGCTAGTGCAATTTTTGGTTCATTCGGTGGTGGCAAAGCTATGGGTGGAAATGTGAATCCAAATATGCCATATATGGTTGGAGAGAGAGGTGCAGAAATGTTTGTACCTAAATCTGCTGGAACAATAGTGCCAAATAATCAAATGGGCGGTGGTATTACCATAGAGCAAAACTTAAACTTTGCTACAGGTGTATCACAAACAGTTAGAGCAGAAGTTATGAATATGTTACCAGCCATAAGAGAAAATACTTTATCAGCAGTAAGAGATGCCAGATTGCGTGGTGGAACTTTTGCTAAAGACTTTGGAGCTTAAATGGCAGAGCCTACTTATCCATTAACAATGCCAACCACTCCAAACTTTGTTAGAAGTGAATGGGGTATTGCTAAAGCTGTTGCACAAAGTCAAAGTCCATTTACCTTTTCAACTCAAGTGCATGAGTTTACTGGTGCAAAATGGTACAGCACAGTTACTTTACCGCCAATGAACAGAACGCAAGCAAATGAATGGTTAGCTTTTTTTATGCAATTACATGGACAGTTTGGAACATTTTTAATGGGCGACCCAGACGCAAGTGCTGTGCAAGGCACAATATCAAACACTATTGCAG